GGTCTGGATAACGTTCATAGAGTTTAGCAAAAGTACCGTCACCGAATAGCACATCATATTTGATCTCCGTCATTTTTCTCTGCATATCAAAGGCTTCGTCAATAACTCGTTTATTAATGACTCCTTCTTTGAGATCGTCAAACTCTCCATTATTTGAGCGTTCAATAAGTTCTAATTGATACTTATTAAAGCGTTCTGCAATATCTTCCTGGAGCGTAGAAAGACGCGAGATATTTTCTAATGATGTATCAAACTGTAGTTCGATTTCGCCGATGTTAATAGGGATAAAGTTGCGTTTTAATTCAATTGAAATAGACATGATTTCCTCCTTTATGCACAAAAAAGAGCGTCCCAAAATGGAACGCTTTTACTTTTACTTATTAGCCTACGACTGCAGTAGTTTTAGGAAGTGAGTTGTAAGAAATCTTACAAGAGAATTCCTCGTAGTTTGCAGCAGCCCCAGAACCGGCCTTGATTGCTGACACGGTAGCAATTCCGACGTGTTGGTTCTTACCGTCAGAATCTACCACTTTATGCCAAACAAGGCGATCATTACCGAGTTTGTACTTCAACCCAGCGATAAGAGCCATTGCTTCGTCTTCTTTGTCGTAGGTACCTTTAAATGTGTATGATCCTTTTACAGATGTAACTGTTGTTTCTTCTGTCCCGTCACCGTCATAGTAAGCGACTGATGTAGTAGCTTCATCTGTATCGTCGTCCACATCTTCGATCCATTTAGCAAGCTCTTTATAAGCTGCTTTGTCTGGTTCAGTCTTTGGATCAGTGACTGGTGCGATAAAATGCCCGCGGAGGGCGTTCTTTTGACGTGCCATGTATTACACTCCTTTGTTGTTTAGAATTGTTAGGTTTGCAGTGATGTCCTGCAGATAAATATAAAAACCCTGCTCGTCCCGTTCGTTTAAGGACGGCTGGGTAGTAGTTAGGTTATTAAAAATATATGAGTTGTTTTGACTTGGTAAGACTAGATCAAACTCAGAAAGTGCCTTGTTAATTTCCCAAAGACACTCGCTAGCTGTTACCTGGTTCTTAACCTTGACTGCGATTTCAAAGATAAGGCTCACATCTCGCGACCCGTCCATATAAACACGCTCAACCTTACCGCCTGGAAGTGGATAAAGGACCAAGGAGTCCAGCTCGCTTAGAAAGTCTAGCTCACAAGCAAGCGGTAGACCGAGGGTATTTATAAAATCGCGCAAAACAACGTTAAAATCATTATTACTTTTCATTTATTAAACCCCATTGCTCTCAATCCGACTTCTGCCCACTTGTTCCCGTGGTTTGCTGATGCCTTTAGGTCCCAGCGTTTACCAGTTCCAGGAGTGGTATACTTCCCAAAGCTAAAACTGCGATACTTGTTATAAGCACCTCCGTAGAATTGGGCGCGTGCGTATGGTGTGTTGTAGATAATCTGTGAGCCATTGCCAGCTACATGACCGCTAGATCGTAGCGGGCCATGCAATAACGGTACATACAGCTCCATATCTAGTAAGGCTTGGTTTGCAATCTCTAACTGCGCCTTTCGCTCTGACGCTTGCGATGTCTTACGTGTCGCTCCGCTCAAATCTATCGTGACATTGATACCCATCACATCACCTCGATTTCGTAGCAAAAGACCCTGCGACTGAAAGGCTCATAAACAGGAACGATCTTGTTTACAATATATTCATCGTCGCCGTCCTTTACAATCGAGTTGCGAAATGATGAATCAAGCTCAACGTTGCAATAGCGAGGATATACGAAGATAACACCAGGCGCTCTAAATGACGGGTTCTTCTGTCCGGACGGGTTATTGACTGACCCAGGGCCGTCAAAGTTACGGTCAAAGCGTACCGGGCTCAAAAGAATAGGGTAGGAGAATTCATCTTTCCCCCACCCGTCTTTTTTTCCAGTTGGTTTTGCTATCGTCACCGAATCGACTAGCGTCCGTTTATCAATAACGACCATAATCCACCCCGCTATACAGAAAACCAGCCGATTTAAGAGCATTAAACGCGTCAAGGGATAGATTATATCCCGATGCCGTTTCAGACGCTCTAGAGCCGTTATTTGAGCTGTATGACACCGTTGTACGTCCTAGCGTAGTACTTGCGATTGTCTGTTTATCCTCTGCTGTTAAAATGCCCGTACTATCCAGGTATTGTATCTGGTAAGCCGTAGCAAGTTTAACTGCCTTTTTGCGTGCCTTATGGTCATTATCGAAATCATGAAAGTCATAATAATGACGGATAAAGAGATCAACAGCAAGCTCAGCCCGTTTAAGTAGATCTTCAAAATCGCTTGTGCTTTCAAAACCTAACTCACGATATTCTTCATGCGTTAAGTATGCCATGATACCTCCTAATCAGAGATAACCTCTTGGGCCACGGGTTCGCTATCAGAAACAAGTTCCAACCATTTCTCACCAAAGACAAGGCTTGTCTTTTGGTTGATTTCCTCTGCTTCTGCAGTCGTTAACTCGTAGACCGTGCCTTCGTCAAAGTTTTGGTCTGTTGACTCGATCAAAAAGTTACAAGTAGCTTTATACTTTGCCATTCGTTACTCCTTGATTTCGTACCCACTAGTCAGAAAAGCAGATACTAGATTGGGATCAGTGATGGTAAAGGTTACATCGTCCTTTACCAAAACCGTCGCAACCTGTTCAGTTACTGCTTCTGTTTTAGTTGTTTTCGTTTCTTCTGCCATTCGTTACTCCTTACGCAGTTTTATGAACGTAGATCGCTTTTTTCTTGCTGTCAAGGACAAAGGCATCGTAACGGATACGACCTTCTACAAGGTAACCGTTGATTCCTGGTGGGTTATCGTGGATCTTGTAGTCTTCCAATTTAACAGGGGAAGTGGTTGCGATAGGGTGCGCGATAACAAACGCTACATTTTCAGGCAAGCGAGAAGTTGGAGTCAAGATAACAGGCAAGCCGTCGATAGCTCCCACTTGACCTTTGAACGCTACTTCTTGACCGAGGTCAGAGTTTTTAACGAATGATGGATCAAGTTTGATGAGTTTATAAAACTCTGGAGATACGTGGAGCTTGCGTCCTTCTTCTGGTACAAGTGCATCAGTCAATTTAACTTGACCGTCAAGCACTGCTTCATAAGCGTTGTTTTTAGTTACTGCGCCAGTTTTAACGTGGTCAGTGTCAGCACCAGCAACGACTTTACCAAAGCGGTACTTATCAACTTCCGGGATAACCACTTCTGAAAGTTGACGGGCAAGGGCTTTCCCTGCTTCCATTGTTCCGTTTGTGTCTTGTACTGAGCGTTTGTCGATTGTAAACGTGAATGAACGGTCTTTTGTAAGCGTCAACGTTTGTACGTTGTTTTCAAGTTCTGCCGCTGTACCGTAACGAGTGTTACCTGTAAGAGCGTAGTCATTCATTGCTGTAGTTGGGATTGAGTATACCTTGACGGTATCCACACCAGTGAAATCAAAGTCCTGGTTAACAATACCAGTTGAGAGGGCTTCTTTGGCAAAGCGCTCATCTACTTTTGCGTCAAATTTAGATGCATAATTAATAGTCATATAGGCTATCCTACTTTCTTTTATTTATTAAATGCTGTCAAAGCCAGCAAATAGAGCTTGTTCTTCCGGGCTGAGGTCGCTATTACCACCAGCGGACGGATTGCCACCAAGCGCGAACTTTGGCTGTGGTTCTTGTGGTTCTTCCTTTTGGATAAAAAGGTAAGGGCTTGATTCCTTTAGACCGTTGATAGTTTCTTCCAATTTTGGCTTGCCATCTTCTGCAAGCTCGATCTTGTCAAGATCAATAAACTTCATTAGGTCCTCGGAGTTATGTGCTCCCACGTCTTTCAAAGCCAAGGCAACCGCGTTGGTTTTTTTAACTTGTGCAAGGTTAGCTTCATTCTCGGTCTTGTAGCTTTCAAATTGAGCTTGTAAATCTTCCAGTTGTTTCTTGGCTTCTTCACTAGCCCCCTCTTTAGCTTGTAAGTCTTTGATGGCTTGGTCCCGTTGTTCAAGTTGTGTTTTTAAGCTGTCGTTTTCTGCTTGTACCTCTGACTTGGCTTCTTTGATTGCTGACCCGTACGCTGCCATAATGCGCTCAATAGTTTCCTTGTCCTCAATACCTGCGTCAACTAACATCTCACGTTTTAAACTCATGTTTAAAACTCCTTTCTGTTTTACGTCCAGTAGACGATTTTGGCGGTTTACGTCCGCCAACGAAAGCTCCCAGCGGGGTACGATCCCGCAAGAGGTAAGAAAAAAGGAGGAAATCACCTCTTATCCAGAAAGGGAGCAAAATAAAAAAGGCTATAAAAGCCTTTATTCTTCATTAGGTTTGAAATACCTTTCTCTCGCATAGTCACGATGCAAGAAAGGCTTGTCCGCAATATAATCTCGCAGGGTTGCTTGCTGATCTCTGATTTTAGTTTTAAACTTGCTGATAAGTTCTTGGTCGCCCAACTTCTCGGCTACGTGTAACTTTTCCTTAGACTTGCGAATAGATCGCTCGTATGCTCTTTGTTTGGATTGAGCATTAGCGTTTCTTATAGCATCTTCCTGCGTGATGTTCTTAACATCTGGACCAAGCTCTGGGAGTTCGTTTATACCTGGCACAAAAGGAGTAAGCATGTGTCCGCAGTTAATACCAAGACAGCCACCAGGAGTGCCGTAACCGTGATCCGCAAGAGATAGAATACTGATACCGTGTTCTTCCCTTGCTGGGCCATAGGTTACGATATGGTGCTGTAAGGGTGCGCAGGCTTCACGGGCTGTTGCCTTTTTGGAATAATAAAATGTATCGATACCCAGCTCGTCCGCTGGCATCGTCCGCATCTCTCGGTAGCTACGCATGACAGTAGTTTTAATAACCGTTCTAGCGTAGTTGTCCACCTTCCAATAATGCCCACCACGGTCAATAAAGCCCTTAAAGCCTATCTCTTGCCATTTCATGACAGTCTGAGATACAGCCTTATCATGCGTGACTAGACCGACCACTTGACGGGCCACCACTTCCTGGACCATTTGACGGTATACATCTGTAACGATGCCTGGAAGCGTGGTATTAATCAAGTTGCTGATATCCCCGTGCGACTGTTCAAAGTAGCCGGCTAGTAGCTCCTGCGCATGCTTAGAATTGCCGAAATCACCACCTCCCAGGTCGTCTATAAGCTGTTCTTTGGTCGTCTGATAGATTTTAAAGCCCTCGTCCTCAATGACCTTTCTGAGCTGTTCACGGCCTATTTTAGAGTAGCGGGCGATTGTGTCCAGGTTCTGCTCATTTAGCATGTGCATTTGGCTCATTCGCTCTAACTGCCATATATACGGGTTATCAGCCAAAGACTCAGCCCCACGTTCTAACAGTCTATCAATCACCTCATCGAATAGGTCACGCGCCATTTGATGATAGATATCACCAACTTGTGATGCGCGCAACTCTAATTGTTCCTCGTTAAATAATACCGGGTACTTGTTACGCGCCATTTATCTACTCTCCATAAATATCAACTTCGCTTGTGCTACGCTCTAGCTCCATGCTCTCA